AGTCTGGTTTAGAAGGAACGATACGCTCCTCTTCACGCTGTTGCTGACGGGACTTCATCACGACATTTTCCTGCTCGTCAAACGTGTCAGGATCAACACGACGACTGGTAGCACTGGGGTTCAGTACAGCGTTCATACGCTTGTCCAGTTCCTCGTAGGTCTTAAACTGATCTGGTTTAACAAACTCCTCAAGTGAGTGCTGCTTCTTCCAGATTGTTTCCATAGCATCGTCATCATCCAGCAGAGCACCTTGTGCTGCGAACTCGGATGAATCATAGTTACGATAACCGGCAACGTTCTTTGCCTTCAGTTTGAAGTTGGCACCTTGCCAGAAGTCAAACGGATCGATTGCTTCTTCGTCTTCGAACTCGGGTTGCATGGCAGCAGTGATCTTATCAAAGATCTTCTTGCCAAACTTGTACAAGAACACTTGACCTTCGTTGGCAGAATTGTTAGGATCCTTGACAACGTAGATGTTAGCAATGTAAGTCAGTTTACGCTTCTGCTTACGTGCTTGTTCCTTGTCTTCATCTGCGCCGCTGTTCCACAGAATACGATTGTATTCCGACACAGGATCTTTGCCACCGTTAGTGGTCAAAGAGTTTTCAATATACCAACCGCCGGGACCTTGGAAGGCATGAGAATAGACCTTCGCCCAGGGTAGTTCTTCCCCATCGGGTGCAGGAAGAAAACGGATTACAGCGTAACCGTTACCTGCTTTGTCAACGTCTAGTTTCCACAGACGCTCATCAGCACCGCCACTGCCGCCAGTCTTGTTCATCTTCTCAATCTCTTTGGTGAGTTTGGAAGTTAGACTGCCGAGACGGGACTGTTTCTTAAGATCAGAAAAGGACATTTAGATTTGGTGGATTCGGAGGATTGTTTCACCGCGTTCATTATAACGCCCTATTTATCCCATGTCAAGCGTGTCAAAACTGTGTTGCATGAGCATGGATGCTAGTCTTGATTTAAGAGACAATAGATACTCCTGCTCCTCAGCGGGGCGAGCAGGAGAACCAGGCCATACCTCTAATCCATAGCAGACATGCCCATAAAGGAGACGGATCTCCTCTATAGGCATCTTGATGGTGACGTGCCATTCGCCTTCCCACCATTCTTCTAATGGATTAGTATCTTCGGTCACAGATCTAAAAGATACTTGTGTTGGTTTCTATTATGTTTGATTAGATTTGACTGAACTAGAAAAATAGACAAAACTATCCTAGTTGTTTTACTAGCATACCTATGCCAGGTTTTGTTTGGAATACTGTTATGAACAAACAGTTTGTTAGGTTTCCACTCTACCTCTACCTCATAATCACTGTCTTTATCCGCCTTTACATGATCCCCATCATCATTTCTACTAGGATTATTGCATAGAATAGTCCCAGTCTCATGCTCAGGCCAAATGTAATACGTACAAGTGTTTATTCTTGATGCATTATCAATGTGTATTGGATAGTTATAATTTTCTGGGGTGATCGCCCAATGCACTAATTTTTTAAGTTGTCCTGTATAACCCCTATGTTCTGGTAACATCTCGAAGAACTGATTTGTCTCTGGGATGATATCTTCAGTTAAAAATCTTGTGTACTTACTCCTTGATGTATACTCTTTTGTTTTATGATCTGTATACACAGAGTTGACACCGGTCTTTTCATACTCAGCGTACTCAATCATGGCAAGTTTCATTATCTCCTCAAACCTGTCGGGAGATAAAAAATCTTCTACCTCCAGACAGGTCCATGGATCATCGCGATAGATAAATTTCATTAGTCGCGTTGTCTCCAGTCATCAGTTCTATCTTGTTTAAACCAGTCGGATATATCTTCTGCACCTTCAAAGTTAGATTTGTAATTAGTAGGATCAGGATCACCTAGATCCATCTGATTCAAAAAATGATCCAAACCTCCTCTAGAAATATTTGGATTTGATGCTACTCTACGTGCCCTACGCAACATTTCACCCGCTGACCTGTTCGCTTTTGCCAACTTGTCTGCCCAGATCATATCATCTAACTGGACCTCTTCGCCCTTTGCGATACGATTACAAATGTATTCTAGTCGCAGTCGATACTCCGTAGACAGCATATATCTAGTATATTTCTGGTATTTAGGGCGTGTCAAGGCGCTTTGCTAGGTTATCTAGTGTGTTACGCATGTTTCTAAAGATAACATTCATATCAACATCTTTGAATCCCATAGCTGCGGATGTCGTTCGGATCTTCTCCTTCATTTCTATCGCCTCAGGGTCGTCAGACAGCGATAGACGGGTCCACATGACCTCTTGCTTATCCAGGAGTACCTTTAGTTTCTCCATGTGCTCACGCTTCTCCTGGTCGTTCATAGACCCGAACTGCATGATCACCTGGTAGAGTTCCTTCTGGATATTAAAAATCTCTTCCATCTCCTCACGGATAATAGTAGAGTCAAAAAACTTACTCATTAACTTGCTCCCTCAAGTATTTTTTATACTTGAATACATCGATATTTAGAAAGGGTTCATACTTTTTGATTTTGAGACCAACTTTTTCCCAGACAGGATCTAACAATTTTTTGTCAAAATCCTTTGCATACCCCAGAATTTTGTCTAGGATTGCCATCGTCTCAATACTGGTATCACCTGCCAAGTATGATTTTAGTACAGGTGGGTGACCTTTACACTTAAACAATTCGATGAGCGAATATTCGTCAAGTAATTTGTCAACCTGTTGAGTGTACTGATAGTACAAACTCTGCTGACGATTCTGCCAGCGTTTGTAACTACCTTCACCACTACGAATAATTGTACCAATCCACAGACCATCTGGATTGTCAGTTTCTACAAAGTTGGCAAGAAAGAATGACTTGACCTCATCATCATTATACTTTCTCGAAGTTTTCTCAAAGAAATAACGATCTTTTCTCTTATAAAACGAGTCCAAACTAGCACGAGACTTGCCACCATACCGAAAGTAATCATACTTTGGTTTTGTAAAGTGGTGCTTAAAAGCAAGGTACTGTTTGTAAGTATCAAAGGGTGTCATTGGACTGCGACACAACATGTTTCACACCTGTCAGTTGTCTGTGTGCTCTAAACCACTTAGGGTTAGCAGGACACATATTACAAATAAAGTTTGAATGATTTTGATTGTCTGCCATTTTATAGATATCCTCAATAGGAGCATCAACGGCAGTGGGTTTGTATTTTAGATACTTCTGCCAAGCAGGATCATCCAACTGCTTAGTAGAACCAAGTGTTTCTCTCAGGTAAGCAATGCTAGCACACTTCCACAGGTGTCCATTGTAGATTTGCATTTGGGGGCAGGTACAATGACTCCAACTGGATTCTAGATCATTATCTTCCCAAGGGTGAAACTGATTGTCCTCCCATTTTAGCATATCAAACCATTTTTCGTCCCAAGGTTCACTAATCTCTAACGTGGAGTCTAAATCAACTTTGTCCTCAGCATATTCAATAAACTGATTCACATTCTTGTAGTTGAGTTTACCTTTAGTGCTGACTGGACTGACGTGCATACTTAAGCGTAGGATAGTGCCACGCTTCATGTGCTCTATGATCCAGTCATGGTTCTTATGTAGTAAAAGTGCGTTAGAAAATAACTTAATCCTACAGTCTACTAACTCCTCGATTCTTGTGAGAATTTCTTCGCATCGTGGTTCCAGCAGTGGTTCACCACCCAGTAAACTAATGTGACTCCAGATGTGTATCCTTGGAAGGATAGCATCCAAGTCACTTAACATCTTATCAATATCAACTAAACTACCAGGAGCAAGCACACTGCTATTATGATTACATCCCTTACATGCTAGGTTACAACCATTGTGAGCGTGTACATTGACTGCTCTAAAAGTTGGTTTCTCTGATGTAGAAACAGAACCAAAGTTTTCTGTGTAAAATCTATGAAACTGTCTCATGCCAAATTTTATACAGACGATTACTCTTATCTAGTTCATGTAGATCTGGTTTCTGATGAAATAGACATACAGAATAGTCTGGTTGGTATTGTAGATATGGTTTCATACCATTTACCCAGTAATGTGACGGTTTAGATCCCTCGCGGTATGAGTAGAATACTTTTGGTAAAGATGTCGGACGTAATCCATTAACATGATACCAGTAGTCAGTCCCCCTATAATTACGGACTATATTTTTCCAATCAGACTCCCACTTGTCATAGATCCAAGTGATGTCTTTCCATACCATTACACTGGTGTTAATGATTGACTCACCGGGATGTTTTAATCTAAAAATCTTTCCTTTCCAGGGACATTCTATTGCTGCCCAGTCTGCATCATGCTCCAGTATAGGTGTGATGTCTCCCTGTATGACCATATCAAGGTCAAAGTAAACTTTCTTCTGATACTTTTTGATTTCTTCGCGACCAAATATCTCAATCTTACTCCATGTAGGCCACCATCCTTCCGAAGATCTAGGTAGCATGATATAACAAATGACCCCAGGATCTAATTCCGTAGGGTCATCTGTAAAGCATATGAAGTCATCATCAGTGTACTTTCTTACCGCCTTGTATAGGTTATTAACATAGTCTGGAGAATATGCATCACCAATCTTTAAGCAGATAATACAGTTCATCAGATAATAAATCGTGCTCTCGAAGTACGCTTCAGATAGTTTAGGTTGGTAGCATTACACTTAAGTTTTTCCTTAAGTGGTTTAGAAATGAGTTTGGTTACGT